TCCGAATCATGTTCCCCACGTAAACTCAGGGCCGAGAACCGTGAGGTAAGGGCATTGGATTAATGAGGTAGAGCATGAGCGGGATTGGTCGCTAGGTTTTGGTTTCCTAGGGTCATCGAGCTAGTCGGGACATGGAGAGGACTATGCGTGGCCACGTTACCGTGGGCACGAAGGGCATTCGGGCTAAAGTCCTCCGCGACTGGCGGACGAGCCAACTCCTCAAGAGATGGGGAGTTCGAACCGAGGGCGGCGTATCGAGGAACGCCGATGAACAGACCTGCTTGGAAGTCGTCACCAATGAAACGTTGAAGCGTCGCACTGGGCGTGGCGGTAGCGGTAGTTAGGATCAACATGCCGTTATCGGAATACAGGTCAAGGGGTTCGGGGGCCGGGCCGGCGGCTCCGCGGACAGCGGAGACGCGATTGAGGCGGGCCCACGTGAAATTGAACGCGGGACAGGAAACAGTCATGAACAGATTCGACTCTTGGGTACGCGAGTTGGACTCGGTAGTCGTAAACGCATTCTGGACTGGTGTGGAAACTCCGGTGGTGTTGTAAGTGTGGTAAGCCGAGACAGACTGGGCCACACCGGCAGCAGTCTTAGGGGAGACATAAAAGTTGATGCTCCCTCGGGACAGGGCGAATAGAGGCATGATCTTAGCATACATGTCGAGTGAAAGATCAGCATTGACATACGCGCCCGTATTGACGTAAGGAATCCCGATTGTGAAGGGACGAAACGCCACGGAGTTAGAATTGGGAACGATAGAACTGATGGTCGTGCTAGCAGCCAGCATGAGCTGGCGCAGCGAGAGGATTCGCTCGCCTACCGCATACCTTGCGAGAGTCACATCGGGTGGAGCATTGATGGCTCCAGCGACCGTTGTAGGGGCAGAGGGCGTGGCGGGATTTGCGAGCATAGAGGAACCACTCTGGTTCTTGTGTCGACCTCCTTTAGCAGCTTGGAGACGCTGCAATTCATCTTCGAACGACTCGGTGATGTGCCGGTTGTTGGAGACAATGGCCGGGGGTATCGACGTCTCGGAGGCGGAGACGCCAGAAAAGGCCACGGGTGAGTAACTCGAGGTACAAGGATTAGCAAACTCGAAGCCGGGGGCTGCGCACACCTCAACAATGACGTTGATCGAGGTAGCGACAGTCGAAGGACCGGTCAGCGGGTTGATGAGATACACACCGAGGGCTCCGTAAGCCGTTCCACAGGGAAGATACGGGAGTGCGGAGGTGAAAGGACAAGTGTAGGGATACTCTGTTCTCTCGGAAATGTCGATAGTCACGCTGTGAGCGTAGAAGGAAGAGGACATGGTCACAGGCGCAGACGTAAGTCCGGGATAGAACGCGAACATGAGACGACACTGATGGAATCCGGTTTTCACGAACTTGAAATTGAGCGTGATCGATCCGTGATACTGCGTAAAGAAGTGAGAGAGGTAGCTAAGAGGGCCACCCGTCCAATAGGTGGGAGTGCCACCGGACACTTCGAAAGCAGCAGGGCGAAGAGGCGTGTTGAAAAGTCGTGTGCCGGATGTGGTCGAGGTGCTGAAACTGAAAGAGCTGATATAGTAGGACTTCTGAAGAAGATAGTCCAAGGCAAGCTCATCAACTCCATTACCAGCGAAGTTATCCATCAAGTCGGTCTTGCGAGAGACAGTGAGACCCAAAGGGACTGCGTTGGAAACGACGTCACAGTTGATATTCCCCTTACCGAAACAGTTCCCCTCAGTGATCTGGGGAGCAATTTCGCTTCGGGGTTTGGAATAGCCGAAGGCCCTAAGGCCCATGGAGGCGAAGGCGGTGACCCACTCAGCGGTGCCGGTGAAAACGGCAAGGTCCGGGTTGAGTTTGGTCATAGTGCCGGCGAATTTGGACACGGACATGAGCTTGTCCGACCACTTGACGCCAGCGGCCTTAGCTTCGACTTCTGTGACGTTCTTCTTCTGCGGCTTCTTGGCCGTGAGAGAGCCGCTTTGATTGTACATTCGAGCGGACTTCTCTCGGAGCGATGCGGCTTCGGAAGCGAGGGCGGGAGAGATATTGTAGGTGGGATTGAACAGTTCGATCGTGTCAGGATCCATGCTCAGGAGGATGTTGTAGCCAAAGCTGGTGGACCCTCCGGTTCCATAGTTCAATGGAGAAAGGACGTGCAGGTAGAACACGCCCCATCCAAGAGCAGTGGTGGAGCCGGTAAGGTCATAGAAGGCGGCGGGTGCGACATAAGGAATGCGCATCTCAGCGGCCGAAACAGCATTGATGTCGACTTCGACTCGAGGGAGCTGAGTCAAAGTGATAAGGCTTGCAAGGCGATCCGTCGCGAGCATGTTGGTCTTATTAAAGAACGGACCCCAAGTCATCTGGAGACGGCCTTGTTGGTAGGTGTTGGCATTGATCTGCAAGCGAACGCGGAATTCGCCTTTAACACCTTGGTAACCAGACAGGCGTGTCGCGATGTCGGCAGAGCCGATCCACGCGGAGATGAGATTGAAGGCAGTGATCTGAGACCCAGCAGTAGCGGAACTGTCGATAGTACCAGAGGCTGCGGTAACCCAGGTACCAAGGAACTGTTTAAGAGAGGGCTCGAGACCCGTGGACGCGAACTGCCGAATCGAGGGGATAGGGACAGCTTCAATGGGACGTCCAACAATGGTCTCGCGGTCAGCGATGAGTTCGTCGAGACCTTGGATTTCGGTGGTCTTAGTGGAGACAGAGAGCTCAGTGGTTTCAGGGTTGGTACCCTTGTTTGAGAGAGAGATTGAATCATTCGTCCTGGGTACAAGGTACACTACCGGACAAGGTGAGTGTCCATGGAGCGAAGCCAACTTATTAGATGGGACTGCCATCGTCGGAAAGCGGAACCGGGACCATGAGACCTGAGGTAAGGCTACTCGGGTAACCTCAGGAATCTTCAGATTAGGCAAGGGGGTCCAACCCCTGCCCAGTGATGGGCCGTCACCCTTAGAGGCGCCAGAGCCAAGCATGCCGATGACATCTTGGCCCTTGGCATCTGCCCAGGTAACAGCGGTGAGACGGGACATGAGAACGCGACGAGACTTGATCGGATACTCCATCTTATAGGCATCACGATAGCAGGCAAACATAGCAGGAGCCTTCTCATCCCAAAGTGCAGGGGGATGAAAAGAAAGCTCATGGATAGCAGTGTTGAAGCGATCGTGAGAGATGAAGTCGTCATAGTCGTAGTCAGGACGCCAAAGGACAGTCTCCTCAATGGACTTGAGATCGAGAGGAGCGAGATGGCGGTTCATGGAACGTTCGATGCGGAATCCACGCTTGAGAAAAGTGATCTGTTCAAGCGTCTTCCACGTGTCGGTAATTTGAGTCTTATCGGCGGAAGTATAGGTCAGGCCGAGATACTCAAGCTCACGCGCGACAGCAGTGGGATAGAAAAAATGGACCACATCGGGATGGACAGAGGCAACATGATCGTCGCCTTGAGTGATAAGGCGGACGAACTCGTCGAAATCAACGACGGCATCGAGGCCACGGGGATGCAGCTCGCACCACACCTTGCGAAAGACAATACGGACGTAAATGGAATTAAGAATGGCAGTCAGGAAGTGACCAGACGGATGAGAACAAAGCCATTCGTAAATAGTGCCTTTCCAGATGTGGATGGAGTTGACGATGTCGGTCCAGAGGACACGACGGGCCATGGTGTCGGGATGATCATCAGGTAGGGCATAGAACGGGAGAATGATATGCTCGAGAATGGCCCAATGGATAGCAGCTAAAGTACTAGCGTCGAGGGACTTGAAGTCACCGTCGAACATATGCTGCGATCCAGTGGACTTGAGCCATTGAGCAAGAAGTTCCCACTCAGCGGAGTAGGGATTGATCCCGACAGCCATACCGTTGTTAATCATAGAGGCAAGGCAGGACTTGGCAAAATCCCCGAAGAGCATGCGCATTAGAATGAGAGAGCGTATAGACGTGGCGCTGATGAAGCGTGTTGCGCCAGTCTCCACTTTCAGAGGGCTAACGAGCTCGTCTTTGAGGACGTCGAGACATACGTTAAAAGAACGCACGCCCGCTCTGGCCTTATCGAGAGTCGTCTCGACTTCAGCACGGAGGGCTTGGAGATGGGGATGGGAGAAGTCAAAGGGCCCCTCTTTCCCGAGCCAATAGGTCTTACCGGGGTGGCGAGGACCAGCCTGGAGGCAGTAGGGCCAACCAGCACTGGTAGAACGAGGGATGGACTTCATGAAGGGGTCGGAAGGATCGCCTGCGACTGCGATTTCAAAAGGGAGAATACCGCGTCGTTGCGGCGGGAGATTTCGGAGAGCTTTCTCCAAGTGGGCATATTCAGCTTGCGCGCACTCAGGTATACCGGAAAGGTTAGCCAGAGGGACGTAAACGTAGGAGTACTTGGAGAGCGAAGTGAGGAAAGGATTGATGGTCTCCCCCTCGGCATTGGCAAAAGGCGCCAAGCGAGCGGGCAGCTTACGGGGGGCCTGCGGGCAGAGGGAAGAGACTTGGTACTTCGAGGGGACAATGCGAGAGTGGTTAGCGAGGTGGGGTTGAAAGCGCTTATCCACAACCGCAGAGACGGGAAATGTATGACAAAAGTACTGATTGGTAGGATTCGTGAGGATAGGACGAGCCTGGTCGACGTCATGATCGACCGCAGGAACTGGAGGAACGGGGGGATCAGAGGGAGGCACGAGTTCTTCAATAGCAACATCTTCGGGAATGATTTGCTTCTTAAAGAACTTAATACCTTCCATGATGGACTCATGAGTAACTGCGGTAGCGACCCCAGAACGACTGCATCCAGCAGAGTGGATGCCAAGAATCTTCTTGTTTCCAGAACCAGGATTCTCAAGGAGCGCGACAGCGCCACATTCACCCTCAGCAAAGGTCCCTTCGCACCGATAGGCGCGGCGGACTCGACGGAGGACAGTGTCGGACACATCATTAACGTAGACTGGCCAGTCCTCTTCAGGAACGGCCACAACATGTCGGATTTCCATAACACCATCAGGAGCAAGGTACCAATCGGCGCGGCAACCGCGTTCGACGTAGGTTCTGTGCTCCTTTTCGGTGAGGAAACGAGCAGTGATATCCGGAGCGAAGTTGACGGCGGTGTTGGTCCATAAAAACATGGAGACATCGGAGGAACCAAACTTGGTGATCTCAATCGAACTAACGATGTCTTGAACGGTTATGTCATAGCGAATCTCAGGATTTGAGGCCTTAACAGCAGTGTAAGTGCAATCTTCGGTAACAAGGCCCTGGGAGAGATTCTCCTTAACGACGTTGACAACGTGGGTGTTGATAAGTCCAATGCGACCGGCGATGAGAGTGATGTAACAGGAGGTAGCGCCGGTAGCGTCGAGAACGCGGTAGATAGAACTACGGAACATCTTCATACCGAGGTCGCGCGAGGCCTTGTCGAGAGTGGCCCCGCCTTGATTCTTAGTACGAATAGGGACATGTTTGACGGGGATCTTGGGCTCCTTAGGATTGGACTGGTTGGC